TTAACTATAAGTACTAATATGTTCCAATCTATTCATCATATCTTTAGCCATCTGATCAGTAACATGTGTGTATATCTCTAGTGTGGTTTTATAGTCTGAGTGACCTACACGCTCTTGTATAGCTTTTAAGTTAATCCCCAATTGAGCAAGTGTTGAAATGTGGGCATGACGTAAGGTGTGCGTCGTTACAGACTTCTTAATGGAACTAATTTCGGTAGCCTCTTTGATAATGTTGTTTATTTTGTTCAAGTCGATAGGGCTACCAGCTGTATTTGTGAATATGTACCCTCTATCAATAAATTTGACATTCCACTGGTTTTCTTTCTTGTTTTCTAAAATAAGTGTTTTAAGTAAGTTAATACTTTGGGTAGTGAGTCCGATTGTTCTATAGCTTTTACTTGTTTTAGTCGTCTCTTTTACTCCAAATGCTCCCGTTTCTTTATCAGTTACCCAATTAATTGTACCGTCGATATCTAGAGTTTTATCTTCATAGTTTATATTATCTGATTTAATAGCAAGTAGCTCGCCTATACGCATGCCATTGGCAATTTGAAACTGTACTATAGCTTTGACCATTTTATAATTACGCTTTCTTGTTGAATGTTTTTTGTGCTTAATTAGGTAATCAAAGCAACTAAGCAACTCTTTAATTTCACTATCTTCTAAATAGTTATTACGTTTAGCTTGTAGTTCATCTCTAGTTTTAGCTTTTTTAGGGATATCAATTTTATCTAGTACACTTATATCTTGTAGATCGTAATATTTAAACGCATATTTGAAAACAGAACGAATGATAATAACAAGAGACTGAACGTGTCCTTTACTATGTATGCTAGCCCAGTTGTTAATTATATCTTGTAGATAAGTATGAGTAATGTTGTTTATCAGCACTTCTTTATCAATAGCATTTTTAACTGTGTTTGTATTGCTAATCTTTTCTTTGATTGTTGTAGCCTTTGAACCAGAATGATTTTTATAATACTCTAACCACTCATCACATGCAGCATGGAAAGTTAGTGACTTAAGTGTAGTAGGTGTCTTATCTTTCAACTTCGCCTCTATACGCTTATTTAAGAGTTTCTGAGCCTCCTTTTGTGACTGCTTACCATTCTTATTAAGTACCACGCTAACACGTCGCCATTTGTTTGTGAGTGGATCTTTGTACTTCTCGTAATAGCGAAATTGTACATCACCATGTTTGTTAGTGAATTTCTCATGCCACATGTGGAAGAACCTCCTAAATTTACCATTTTCCTTTTTTTAAGACCTCAATTTTTTTATTAATATGTCGGGGTATTTTATTATTAAATATATTTATTAAATCTATATTAACTTTTTCATTATCTTTAAAGAAAGGATCGTACTCCAATATTTCCGCCATATGTAATGCTTCTTCACTTAACTTTTCCAATTGTTCTATTGTTAGTGTACTACTTAAATCATTAGTAATATACTTTTCAGTGAAATATCTCAATAAAATTGACTTGATCTGATCCATCTTATCGATATAAATTTCTTGTTCGAAAGTGTAATTTTCTGAGGAAAAAACTTCTATAAAAAAGTACTCTAATAAAATATCGTTAAAAGAAACATATTCATCATTAATAATTTTATTCACTATATTTAAATCAGAATGGTTTTTTAAAATTTCTTTATCTTTTTTTTTGAGTTCTTGAATAGCAATTTTCCCTTTTTCAATAACAGAATTTAGTTTTATAGGTAATTCTATTTCAACTTTTTCAAGAAATTGACTATAAGTTAATGGAACATATTCCTCTCCATTAATAGAATATTTAATCATTCTGTTATTCTCTTTAGACTGTACATCATTCATCATCATAGTAACTATTAAAGATTTTTGGTAAGCGTCATTTTCTCTAGGGATATTTAGTTTATTGTAATCAATATTTATATTGTCAATAATGTAATTATACATAGAGCCATATAACAATTCGTCTAAACTTACATTACCTAATTCGGATATTCTTTTTAGTCTTTTTTTATTTGGTTGTGATTGATCTTTTTCCCATTTAGAAACTAGCGATTTATGAGCTGGTGGTTCAAAACAATTCCCAAACTCCTCCATAGTTTTATTTAATTCTAAACGAATTTTTTTAATGTTATTAGCCAGTGTAATTGATTTAGTAATGATAAACACCTCTTTCTAATAAATTTCTTGCTATATCCATAATACCATTAGAAAAATAGTATAAAAAGAAAAAGTTTCATTTTGTAGCAAGGAAAGTATTGCTTTTTATAATTTCAGATTGTACAATGGTAGCATAAAGTAGCAAAGGAGGTTTTGAAATGAGTAAAGTAGAAAAATATAGGAAATTTATAGGCTACACACAAAAACGAATGGCTACACTTTTGAATATATCCACTCAAGCCTATAGAAACAAAGAAAAAGGTTTTACACCATTCAAAGATACTGAGAAAATAACAATCAAAAGAAAGCTTGTAGAGAATGGTTTTAAAGACATTACGATTGATGAAATTTTTTTTGAAGAAAAAGTTTCAAAAAGTAGCACGGAAGGAGAAGGGATTAATGACTAGAACAAAATTGCAAGATCTACCTACTAAAGAAAATACTGTTACAGAACCAAAACAAGTTGTAGTGAATCCTTTGTTTGCTAAACCTAATACGTTAGCTAGTATCTTCGGAATTTCGTACAGTTCAGTTAATCGTATTTTGAAAGAGTGGGAGAAAGATTCTAAAGGTGTTGATGATTTATATTACTCACTATCATCAACAATGACTGTTATCAGCATTCCACGTTTTGAGGAGTACATGAAGAAACGTCATAAAAAATGGATGTAGAAAGGAGTGAGACAAATGAAAAATTATCTAACGTATATTGGTACGATTTAATTTATAACGTTAGCAGTAGCATTAGTTGCAGACGTATTTATTGCTTTTGCTTTATATATTTTAGCTATAGCATATGGAATTAAATTATTGGAGGTTGAATAAGATGAATCAAGAACAAATTGATGTATTAGAGCACGTAAAATACCAACTTAAAACAAGTATTTATAATCACTTTGAAAGTTATGAGCATACTGAATATAAAGATGGTCAAGAAGTAGTTTCACAAATTAATCGAGAAAAACATCTCGAATTAATAATGAAGTGGGCAGTCCAAGAGTTAGAGAAAAATTTTAATATCAATGAGGAGAATGAATAAGATGAATAAATTAAATAGAGAAGATTACAAAAATATTGAAAATAAATTGAATTACGATCATATGGTAAATGGTAAAAAGCGCACTAAAAAAATGAGCAAACTACTACAAAAAGAATATCATAGAGATGCTTCAATTATTAAAAGTGAATACCCTAGATTAAGTGATAGTGAGATATCAGAAATTATTATGAATTATAGAAATTATAAAGAGCTTGTAAGAGCAACAGAAACCTTTATGGACTTCCCTATAAATTATGAAGATTCTAATATCTATAAATTCATTACTAAAGATGATGTTGAAGAATTAAAATGGGCAATCGAAGAAATGACAAGTTTTATTGGGAAGTTGGAGGAATACTAGAATGAAAGATTTAAAATTTCATGTATCAGAATTAAAAAATAGTTTTGTAGATGCTGAGTTAAATTCAAAACTTAATACAATAATTACGATTATTGGTGAAGAAATGGATCGTGGCGAAGAATATAAATCATTACTTGATAAACAAAATAAACCAATGGAATCATATATTGTTAAGGAACATATCAATCACAATTATGTAGTAATGGCAGTATTAAACTCAATATTAAAAGATGTTGATGCAATTGAAGAAGAGATTAAGAATGAATTTGTAAATGCGATGGAACAAATAGAAAAATGCGCATCTGATGTAAGTTTGGCGACTGAATCAGATAACGCATAGAAATTAAATATTTAACAATCAAAAGTGCAATTAAGAAATTGCGTATATTTATTATAACATCTTTGTCCTTTTGTTTGTATTAAATGGAGGTCAAAAATTGGATTTTCAAAAAGTGAAATTAAATAACGATTTTAAAATTCAAATTGTTCAATATAAAAATTTGTATTCAAATTCATGTAATGGTTCTGGCTTATGTGAATGGTCTAAGTGGTTAGATAAACTACAAATACCAAGAATCAACTCAGATAAATATATACGAGGTTTATGTGTATATGGTGATTTTGAAGATGTTGAAAAAGATAATCAAACTATTAGTAAATATCGTAGTGATCAAACTTTAATCAATCGAACTGCTATTACATTAGACTATGACGAAATCAAAGATTTTAGAGGTCTTTATGAAGCGCTGAAAGCTAAATTGGAACATGTATCTTGGGTATTTCACACAACGTATTCATATACTGTTGAAAAGCCTCGTATTCGTCTTATAGTACCTTTAAATGAGCCAGTGAGTGCATCAGACTATCGGAAGTATTCAAATGGATTAGCACGTTATATTGGTTATCCAGTAGATGAAGCGTGTTTTGTACCATCACAAGCTATGGCGTTACCAGTAAAAAAATCAAAGGATTCAATTTACATCTTTAAATATAACGATGCGCCAGCAATAAAAAAAGAAGAGTTAAACAAGATGGTTGTTAAAAATGCGCCAATAACTGTGGATTATTCAAATCATTTTCATAAACGCAATAGTTCATATTGGCGCGAAATTGCATTTGGTGTAGGTGAAGGTGAACGCAACCAAACATTGGCTTCTTTAACAGGATACCTATTACGTCGGTATGTGGACGCTAATCTTGTTTACGGATTGGTAAGTGCATGGGCGATGACCTGCAGGCCACCAATTGAACAAAAGGAAGTTAATCGTACATTCAAAAGCATTTTGAAGAAAGATAGTAAGAATAAGTAAGGAGGTTTTTATTTGGAAGATGTAACCAAAGAAGAAGTATTTGAGTTGATTGATGAAAATAATTTTTTGGCCAATAGTGATGATTGGCGTAGTAAATTAAGACGATCAGCCACAACACAAGCCCTTAAAAAGACCACTGCAAACGCAGAGTTAATAATGGAAAATGATGAGAGTTTAAAAGGGTTAGTACAATACGATTCCTTTGAAAAAATTACTAAATTAAAACGTCTACCATATTGGCGTACCAAAGATGACAATAATTATTATTGGGCTGATATTGATACAACTCACGTCATTTCTCATATAGATAGATATTATAATGTGCAATTTAGTCGTGACATTATGGATAGTGTAATTGAAAAAGAAGCCTATCATAATAAATTCCATCCTATTAAGTCGATGATTGAATCTAAATCATGGGATGGTATTGAACGAATTGAAACATTATTTATTGACTATTTAGGTGCTGAAGATAATCACTATAACCGTGAAGTGACTAAAAAATGGATGATGGGTGCAGTTGCCAGAATTTATCATCCTGGTATTAAATACGATTCCATGATTATTTTATATGGTGGGCAAGGTGACGGTAAATCAACGACAGTAAGTAAATTAGGTGGGCATTGGTATAACCAAAGTTTAAAAACGTTTAAAGGTGATGAGTCCTATAAAAAAATACAAGGTTCCTGGTTGTGTGAGATAGAAGAGCTCGCAGCATTTCAAAAGTCTACTATTGAAGATATTAAAAGTTTCATTAGTGCGATTGTAGATATTTATAGAGCTTCATACGGTAAACGTATTGAGCGACATCCACGCCAATGTGTGTTTATAGGTACGACAAATAATTATGAATTTCTAAAAGACCAAACAGGTAACCGTCGTTTCTTTCCTATTACGACAGATAAAAATAAAGCAACTAAAAGTCCGTTTGACGATTTAACACAAGACATTGTTCAACAAATGTTTGCTGAAGCTAAAGTTTATTTTGATGATGATCCAACGGATAAAGCATTGTTGTTAGATAAAGAAGCTAGTGAAACAGCATTGAAAGTCCAAGAAGAACATTCTGAAAAAGATGCTTTAGTCGGTGAAATTGAAGAATTTCTTGAGTGTCCTATTCCATCTGACTATTGGTATAGAACATTAGAAGAAAAAAGAATATCTGCTCACGATGTTATAGACCAAGATTATATTAAATTATATGGTGATGGAAAATTAATTGAGTTACCAAACACAAAACCAGGTGCTTATGTATGGCGTGACAAAGTATGTAGTATGGAAATTTGGAAAGTGATGATGAAACGAGATGACCAACCACAACAACATCATTTAAGAAAGATTGATAAAGCGTTAAGAAATACACGATATTGTAGCACAGTGAAAAAGCAAACGCGATATGGTGAAGGCATAGGCAAGCAGTATGGTTTTAGCATAGATTTATCTTCTTACTATAAGGAACTTAAAGTCGAATCGTCATAAATTTTAGGACAGTAAGACACTTATAAGACAGGTTTAAGACACCTTTAATCCCTTGTGGCAGTAATGCCATGCTATAAGTGTCTTGGTGTCTTGATAGTTTTTAGTTAAAAGTTTTACAGAATATATATACACAAAGTACGAAATATAGATATATAGGTAGTAAGTAGGGAGACAGTAAGACAGATTAATCAAACTTCTTGAGGGAGTGAGGATTGAAGGGTGTCTTTGCGTGTCCTAAAAAATAATGCAAATAAGACAGTGGGACACCTATACAATTTTAGGAGGAATAAAATGAACAAGAAAGAATTAAAATCAGAAATTTTAGAATATATAGAATCACACGATGGAACTACTTTTGTAGAAATAGAAAATGTATTCGAAGAAAATAACTTTAATTATAAAGGTGATGAGGCATATACAAGTGGCCAACATCCAAATGTGGTGTTTTGGATTGGATGGAATCAAGAAGCATTTAATATCATTGCTGAACTTAAAAGAGATGGATTAATTGAGATGGATATTTGTCCACCAATTATTTATCTAGTTGATGGTAAAGGGTTGGACTTACCGATAGTGAAGTCTAAATATATTAAAACAGATCATTGGTTGCCCGTTGCATTTAATATTTGTAAGAAAGAAATGGAGTGCGTTTAAAGTGAATAAAAAAGATGAAATATATAGCCGACTGGACTATGATGCTCCGATTCAACTTATACCAGCACCAGAGAATTTATTTGTTGAATATATAGATGGTGAAGAAATATAGTATTCGCCAATCGTATGTATGGCTTTAACAAAAGCACACCATATTAATTTCTATGACAGTGATGATATGGGATGTATTGATAAGGCTCCTGCTCGTTATATTAAAAAATTTAATCCCAAGACAGGTGAATTTGAACAATTCAGTAAAACAAAAAATGAAGGAGATGAATAAAATGAATATAGAAATAATCGCAAACCAATTTGAAACAAGAGCAGGTACGTTATTAAGATATTACACAGGTTTATTAGAAAATAGCAGAAAGACACCGTTTGGATTCAAAATATATAACGATCCGTTTGATATGGTGTATGTGGTCATGGAGGGTAATTTGTACGGTCATGTATATATTCAAGATTGCAACGTAAGACAATCATTTGAATTAGCGTCATATAAGCATACTGAGGGGCTTATACGAAGTATTGAGGGGCATTATGCAGGTTATGAAATACCAGATGGTACACATGACACTATTAGCGATATGATGGCTAGTTTTATGTTTGATAACGATTATTTTATGTATGGATTGGAAACATTCGCAGAAAGTAATAATACTGATATGTTCGAGTATATGGAAAAAGATTTTGGCGTAGAAGAACTTGAGGGTATTCAGTCTAGTAATGCTGATGTGATAGGTAATATGGAGATGTTATACCAGTTAGCAACAGGGATTAATGAACCAGCAACAGAATTAGTTGAGGGATTAAAATTGGTAACTGAATTTGTGCAAGACGAGAATGCAACACAAGACGATTACAAGGCGTTAGAGCGTAAGTTAAGTGAATTGAAGTCATCTTATTACAGTTTGAATAAGTAAGCTTAAAAGGGGTCACATGTAGTGTGTGGCTCCTATATAAAATACAAAGATTATACAAAGATGCGAAAAAAATAAACTAAAAAAAGCTAAGTATTCAAAATTTCATAAGGGGCAAAACTACACCTGAAACAGAACGTTTGTTCTTATAAGAGTGTCTGTGGAAGTGTGTGATAATTACCTAGAATAGTTATTAAATCAACGTTTAAATCGAATGATAAGAAATAATTAAAATGAACTAAAAAGAGAACATAAGTTTGTGTTTTGGGTGTAAATTTAGTATAATAGAGTTAAGGAGAAAAGTTGCAGAACGAAAGAAGTCATGTGTAAGAATCATTAAAAATTAGGGAACAACAAATTCTAATAAATAAGAGGTTTTGACATGATAAAAACGATAGAAAAACAGGTAGCTCAACCACCAACCGAATATTTAAGAGTTTATGACATAATTCATAACTCAACAGACAAATATGTAACTAAAGCTAAGATGCTAAACTTAATGGGTTACGAATATAACTCGTCTAATGAAAGATGGTTAAGAAATGCAATCAGTAGGCTAATTGATGATTATGGTTATCCGATTGGGTGTAGCTATAAAAAACATGAACGTGGTTATTACATCATCACTACTGATGAAGAAAAGCAACAGGCAATGTTAAGTATAAAACGATTAGCAGATGGCAGTATGAAACGTTATGAGGCTTTAAAACGTATTAAATTATAAAATAAAAACGAAAGAGGGATATATATGACAATGAAAACTGGAAGTGCATATGATGTATTATTTAACGATAGGAAATATAAGGATTTATTAGATAAGGTAGATCAATTTTTAGAAGAAACGTTCATTATGTACCAACGTGGATATAGAATGGATATCATTGATGAACAACAAAAACCGAAAGTAACTCAAATTGAAAATGAGTTTAAACAGTTTGCTAGTGACAAATTAAAACGTATTGAAGCACGTATGGATGAAATCGAAGAAGAGTTAACAAGAGATGATGTGGCAGACCCACAATCTGAATTAATCAAACGTCAAAATTTAGAAGCGAGATTATCGTTTTATAGTAATTCGGAAATTATGGATTACATTAGAGAGGCAGACGCAGAAAAAACAGATGTATTTGAATTAAGTTTATTACAGAAAGCATTTGACCAACGTTTATCTGAAAGCGAACAAAGTCAAGTGTCATTCTCCTTAACAGCATTAAAACAAGCCGTGTTATATCCATTTGAGAATAATGAAGAACATGACAATCTAGCTTACCAGTTTAATGTGTTGAGACAAATTGGCATGGCAAATAATGGTTCAGTTATCACAAAAGATGATGAGGGTTACGTGGTCATTAAGCCTTTATCTGATAGATACAATGATCAATTAAAATATGCTAAAGCTAAAAAAGATGGTGCAAGACAACAAGCTCAATATAAAAAACAATACGTTTATAACAAATAAAACTAACTAGCGCCTATCCTTAATTGGGTAGGCTCATTCTATATTATTGGGGGTATTATCATGCAGGAACATACTAATGAATCATATCAACAAACAAAGATATCTGAATATGAGTTATTAACAAAATATAATCCTAAATACATTAATTCTAAAATCAAAACGGCACAGTCACATATAGATGAGATGTATCATTTAAGTACCTCAATAACTACATGCGATGATATTATGGGTGTTATTTCTGTATCTTATCCCGTTGATAATTTAGTGATTTGGATTAGTGAAACGAAAGGTAATTTGAAACGCTTTAAAGATGATTCAGCAATACGATTATATTTATTAAAGCAGGTGCTCAATATCTATACGAAAGAAGAACAACAGAAAGTGGTTAGATACATGCAATCACATGGACGTATCAAAGAACACAATCTCATTGAACGCTTGCAGGTAGATTTATATAAAGTCAGCCATGAAACGACTTTAACAAAGGCTAGTGGACCACAACATACAATGGTGGTGTGATTATGTTTGTTGGTGATAAAGAGACACTGAAAGACTTTATATTAAACTACCATAATAATGTGGATGATGATTATAAGGATGTATCAGCTAATGATTTTTTTACGTTAAATGAGGATGTAGACGAATATTCATATCAAACAATTAATGCAGATGAGCATATATTTATGAATGACCTAGATATTCTGGTTGATCGTATTGCAGATTTTAGAGAATACAATATTTTTATGTTGCTATGTAATGGACGCACATTTGGTGATATAGCTCAAATACTAGAAATTACCCAATCCAGAGTCCAACAGTTATTTGATGGTTTACTAAATAAAATTGTAGAAAATAAGGAGTGATTCAATGGACAAATTAACGCCTAAACAAGAGCGTTTTGCGAATGAGTATATGAAGACACTTAACGTTACTCAAAGCGCTATAAATGCTGGTTATAGCTCAAATAGCGCACACGTAACAGGTAGCAGACTATTGCGCAATGAGAAAGTAAAAGACTATATTCAAAGCAAGAAAGATAAGATTATAGACGATACAATTTTAACTGCAAAAGAAACGTTGTACCTACTTACGAAATCAGCTGTTGGTGATGAAACTGAAACTAAGGAAGTTGTGGTTAAGAAAAGCTCATTTGAGCGCAACCCAGATACAGGACGTATGAATCTCGTATACAATGAGCATGTGGAAACAGTAGAAGTACCAATTAAGCCAAGTGATCGTTTAAAAGCACGTGACCTACTTGGACGTTACCATAGTATATTTACTGATAAAGTAGATATGAATGTGGCGACACCAGTTTTTATAGATAGTATCAGTCAAGACGATGAAAAGAATGAGCGAGATTTAAAAGAGTTGGAAAAATAATATCTAAATAGTGAGATTTAAGAAGGAATATATCTACTTATCTATGTTTAATACTTAAAAAAATGGCTATATTAATGTAAGAGTTATGCATTTGTATAACTTGAAACACTCAAAAAAACTATAGTTTTTACTACGCTTATTTAAGATATGGTATTTATCTTCTATTTATTAAATAATTATTTTCCTTTAGATTTTCACCCAATCTCTTGTTATTAGTAAAGCTTTCGTTAACCATATCTTAATAAGGTAGTTTTTTATTTTTGTAAAATGCTTCATTTGGGGTTATATTTATAAGAAGTTAATGGTAGATTAATATTAGTGAGATATTAATTACGTTCTCACGAGGCATTCTATCATCATTATTAGTTTTCTTTCGAAAGATAGTCCTAGTGGCTATCTTTTTGTATTGTGAAAGTCTTTGTAAGTGTGTTATAATCTATGTCTAAAACCAAAACTTTTTACATCTAAAGTACTCAAAATTGAGTACTTTAGTTTGAAACTAAAGTTACGTAAATAAAATAGTAAATTTTTGCATTTTAGAGTTCAATATTATATTATATATATTAGTAATTGATAACCTCATATATTCGTTACTATTTAAGAACAGTTTATTTAACTGTTCTTATTTTTATGGTATTATATACAATACATGCAACCCTTTGTAGAAAGCTATAAAAAATCCCTGACTAGTTTACTTATGCATGTCACTGGGTAAATTCGCAATACTTTTTAACTAAGAGTCATTGACCGTATCAGTTATGATACGGTTTTTTTATGAAATGATTGTCGAAAAAATGTAAATTAATTTGGTTCCGTCGTTAGTAAAAAAATGATACATTGAGATTAGGGATATAAATACTACAAAAGAATTGTAGTGGTTTTGCTTTGAATTATTCCCTCTTGTTTCTATTTGTATAAAAGGTAATCATAGTGATTGCCTTTTTTATTTAAACGGTATATTAAAATTTGTGTTTACGTATGATAATATGTTATATTTTAAATATCACATGAAATAAGCACTCATTAAATAACTTTTATATTCTTCCAACCACGTTCATTATGATCGTGGTTTTTTATTAGTAAAAATGTTATAATTGTACATGGGGCTCCCCAGCTCCATAATTGCTTACGCATTTAAATAGCTTTTCGCCACACTCAAATAAGAGTGTGGTTTTCTGTATTGAATAAGAATTGTAATGATCGAATCAACTGAATTTAAATAATAGTATAATAATAACCGTCGTACATATTGCATATAAAATAGTCCATAATGTGTAAATTATCTTATGATGGTGGTCTATTAAATTAAATAACATGTATAGATAATAAGAGAACAGCAAAAGACAAATAACACAGAGTATATATAGGCATACTATGACAAAGGTCAATGCACCATCACCTCACTAAAAATTCATATATTTTTAGTTTAACAGATATTTTAATTTATTTAGTGAATACTATGTTTAAAATGTAAGAAATCGGTTAAACAATGGTAGAGTCAATGGAGCCAGTTGGCTCTACCCCTTTGTATAATATTCATGAAAACCCCCACACCACTTTAATTAGTGGTGTTTTTTTATGTTTAAATCACTTAAAATCGGTTATGAACATACTAGAGTTTAATTAACCCTTTTTTTCATTCGATACTCCATTGTTTATACTTAGCTAAATCAGGCTATGCCACATCTTTTTTAAAAGGTGTGGTATTTTTATGTTTAAATCATTAGAAATCGGTTATAATGTTTGTAGAGCTGGTCACTCGTTTTTAAGATCTTCAATATTTTTTCAATCTTTAAAGAATACCATATCTATTTAAATAGGTATGGTATTCTTTTTATGTTCTGAGAAACGTCCTGTGTTACAGTGGCAAATATTATTTCGTAACTATACTATGTGTGTTAATGGTAAATGAATTTGGCGTCATGAAATGCAAGATCAGTATAATTAGTAAATCTAATTATGAAATAGCAGAAGATTAAAGCATGTTAAAGAAAATGATCTTGGCATGGTGAGTGATCAAATTGATTAAAGTCAGTAAATTTAAACAGAACTCAAGTAACTAAATTTATAAAAGTTAGTGAAGAACTTTCTGATGATTCCACGTGGAATCAAACAATTTTAAGGGCAAAAAAAGGGCATAATTTTGAAACGAAGAGCAAGAGTATGAACTTTAATTTAATGATGACATAGCTATATATACTGATTTATAGGCGTTTTGATTGTTGATGGAATGTTATAAAATATGTCTATATAAAAGAAGAACAATAATATATAGTTTATTGTCGGAACCTTGTAGGCTTAGCCTATGAGGTTCTTTTTTGTTTTCAAAAACTTCATGAGGGATATTTAATATATAAACAATGTGAATCTGAAGACTTTGAAATTTTCCATGTATGGAGTTGCTTAGTCATTTTTGTTAAGCTTAAAGTATACATAATGATTTATTGATATTTATGGGGGTGATGGGTAATCAATTCTAAGGTGAATGAAGCAATTAAAGGTGTATGTATTAATTTAATGTTTACGTTTGCAATTGGTATTGCAATTACTTATTTTAACTTTGATTACGGTATTGATAATGCCTTTTTTCATTTTTTAGAAAAAATTAGCGTTGTAAAGTTCTTTGACAATCATTCTGCGAATACTGCAGTGACGCTAGGACTATTGTTAACAGCTTATGAAGTCATTGATACATTATTTTTAGAGGATGATGAAGAGGATGAAACTGAGCGCTCTATAAACGAAAAATAA